CTTCCTCGTATATCCCAAAGGATTACAACCAAACCAGTTCAGGGGGTGCCGGTTCAGCCGCGATTAGAAACGGTTGTGCGTGATAGTGCCGGGTCTTATGGTGATGAGGTTGCTGAGTGGGCTTTGCGGGTTTTAAACGTTGAGGTAATGGGGTGGCAGCGCCATATTTTGCGGCAGCTGTTGAGCTATGACGCTGAAGGCCGTTGGTGCAACCATAAAGCGCTAGTAAGCGTTGCCCGTCAAAACGGTAAGACGGTCCTGATGAAAAGCGTTTTGGGTTGGTACTTGTCTCAGTACCTGGCTAACGAAAAACAGCCGCAAACGGTTATTACTACGGCTCATGAGCTCTCTTTGGCTGTTTCGCTGTTTACCGATTTAGCGCCGGTACTGGCTGAAAAGTTTGGTGCCAAATTGAAGCGCAGTTACGGGCGCAATGAGCTACAAATAGGGCCGCATAAGTGGTTAGTACGGGCAGCTACCCATAGCGCCGGGCACGGTCAGTCAACCGCGCTGCTGCTAGTTGATGAGTGTTGGGGGGTATCGCAAGACGCTTTAGACGTGGGCCTACTGCCTACGCAACGCGCTCAAGCAAACCCGCTTTGCATAATGCTTAGCACGGCAGGGGTAGAGAGCTCTACGGCAATGCTGAGGTGGCGAGAGCAAGGGCTACGCGGCATAGATGAAGGCATAGACACTGGTATTTATTTCGCTGAATTTAGCCCAGACCCAGCTCTAGACCCTATGACCCCTGAAGCATGGCGTATGGCAAACCCGGCACTAGGTACCACTATCAGTGAAGAAACGTTAATAGCTGAAAGCATGAGCCCTAACCGTGCCGCCTTTTTAAGAAGTAGCTGCAATTTATGGGTGCAAAGTGATGTGGGCTGGCTAGCACCTGGGCAGTGGGCCGCCAACGCTAAAGGCACGTTGCCGTTGCCGGGTGGCGTATTAGCCGTAGAAGTGTCCGTAGATAACGGGCGTTATTGCGCCGTCAGGGTAAACAAAACTGCGGGCGGTGAACTGTGTGCAACCGTTGAATTTATTGCGGACACAATGAGCCAAACGTGGCAACTGTTAGAAGAAGCTGCAAAAGACCCAAAGCTAATTATTGCCGTAACCCCAACCCTTGACGTAAATTGCCCGCTTCACCTAAAACGGCGGCGCGTCATATGGGGCTACCAAGAAATCACCCGCTATACGGCAGCTGTACGCCAAATGATTATTGAAAGCCGTATTGAGCATGACGGCTCAAAAATGCTGGCTGAGCACGTAGGGCGCGCCGTTGCAGCACGTACCGCCGGCAGTATCGCGTTAAGTTCACAGCGCTCTAACGGCCCTATTGAGCTTGCCCGCTGTCTAGTTGCGGCTGTTGGTTTTGCTATCGGTCAACGTGCAACAGCTAAACCAATGATAGTTACCACAGCCCCTAGACGTACTGCCTAAGATAGTTGGCATGGGTTTATTTAAAAAAGACGCGATAAGCGAACCGGCAATTAAAGGCGCTGCAGCCGCCACCCGGTACCCGTACAGCCAAAACGTCATTGGCAACTTTGTTTATTACACACAAAACCTGCCGCGTGACGCGGCAATGCAAGTTCCAACTATCAGCCGGGCACGTGACCTGATTTGCTCAATGGTTGGCTGCCTTACCTTTAAGCAATATACGTTGCAGTGGAATGGTGAAGAGCTAGAGCGTATTTATATCCCGCCTGATACGTGGTTCCAGCAACCTGACCCCAACGTAACCCGCAACTTTATCCTCAGCTGGACTACGGAAGATTTAATTATGCAGGGCAGGGCTTTCTGGGTAATTACAGAACGCTTGGGGAATGGCTTTCCCTCAAAGTTTACTTGGATACCTGCCGGTGACGTAAACACACTTGACCAAAGTACCGGGCAATGGTTCGGGCCTTCAAAGCAAATTTACTTTCAAGGCGTAGAACTAAACCCCAATGACGTAGTGCAATTTCTTAGCCCTATTCAAGGTTTGGTTTATACCGGCGTAAGAGCCATTAACACTGCTAACCGTTTGCAAAATGCGGCTGAGCGTTTTGCCTCGCAAACCATACCGGCGGGCTATCTTAAACAAACCGGCGGTGAGCCTATGACCTCGCAAGAATTGGCTGATATGGCTGCAAGTTTTGCGGCTGCACGTGAAGAGCAAACCATAGCTGCACTAAATGAGTTTGTTGAATATGTGCCTAACACTGCTAACCCTGATGATTTGCAGCTCACTGACGCGCGTACGTTTCAAAGCCTTGAAATGGCGCGCCTTGCAAATATCCCACCATTTTTGGTAGGTGCACCAACTGGCGGCGGTATGAATTACCAGAACAGCGCAGAGAGTAACAAACTGCTTTATTTGTACGGTTCAAAACCGTATATTGAGTGCATTGAGCAAACGTTGAGTATGAATAACGTTTTGCCGCGAGGCCGGTACGTAGAACTAGACGTGAGCACTTACCTCTATGAAAATGATTTGGCAGGTGGGGATAGTGATAACGCTGCTTCGCCGTCCTCACCTGCTACTACTATTGAGCGTGAAAGGGATTAACTACCATGCTGAAATTTGAAGCCACCCCCATTGTTATTACTGCTGCTGAGGGTGAAGGCAAACGCGAGATTATGGGCCTTGCCGCGCCTTACAACGTGGTTGCAACGGTCAGCTCAGGCGAAAAAGTAAAGTTTTTGCCAGGGTCTTTGCCGGTTGACGGCGCTAACCCCAAACTGGTTTTGAACCATGACCTAACCCAAATGGTAGGGGTGGTTACTGAGCGTACTGAGGACGAAAACGGCTTGTATTTTGTGGCTAAATTGAGCAAAACCGCTAAAGCTGATGAGGCCCTAGAGCTGGCAAAAGACGGCGCGCTAGACGCGGTAAGCGTAGGCGCTGAACCTATTACGGCTGCCTATGATGATGAAGGCGTTTTAGTTGTTGAAAAGGCGCGCATGGTTGAACTATCATTGGTAGCGCTAGGCGCATTTCAAGAAGCAAAAATAACTCAGGTAGCAGCGACTGAGCCAACCAAAAAGGATAAAAAACCCATGAGCGACGTAACCCCAACTGCTGAAGTAACTGAAGCACCAGCCCCAGCGCCAACCGCGCCAATTTGGGCAGCTGAAAAGCGTGAGCGCGAATTTCCAATGCCTTCAGCTGGTGAGTACCTTGCAGCTTTCCACGCTGGCGGTGAGCAGTGGGCAAACGTCAACGCTGCTTACAAGCAAAACGTGAGCAAGCAGGCAACAGCAATTCAGGCCGCCCAAAACCTTACTACCGATACTTTAGGCTTGCTGCCTACGCCCGTTTTGGGTCCTGTGTTTCAGGACATCAACTACTTGCGCCCATTTATCAGCGCAGTTGGTGCACGTGCAATGCCAAACGGACAAGGCAAGAGTTTTATTCGCCCAACCATTAGCCAGCACACAACTACCGGGGTGCAGACTGAAGGCCAAGCTGCAGCCTCGCAAACCATGACCATTGCAAGCAATACGGTTACCCGTACTACTGTCGCTGGTCAAATCTTTATTTCGGCGCAGGATATGGATTTTACGGACCCGGCAGCAATGCAAGTGATTTTGCAGGATTTGGCAGGCCAGTACCTGCTCAAGACTGACGATATCGCCGTTGACGCTTGCGTAAGCGGCTCAACCAACTTGGGTCAGTGGGACGGCACCCCAGAGGATTTTATCCTCTTTATGTACGGCGCTGCTCGCGACATTTCAAACGGCACCAACCTCTTCCCAACCCATTTGGTAATGGGCGTGGATACCTGGGCCAAAGTTGGCTCACTGGTTGACCAAGACAAGCGCCCAGTATTCCCAGCTATCGGCGCGCCCGGTCTGCTTGGCATGAATACGCTTGGCGCTGGCAACGTCACCAACTGGACCAGCACCAACCCGCTTGGCTTGCAGGTCATTGTTGATAGCAACGTGGCAGCAAAGACAATGGTGGTATTCCACGCGCCAGCAATGGAAGTGTACGAAAACGTGCGCGGCATTATGAGCGTTGAGGACCCAAACCTCATTGGGCGTACCTTCAGCTACTACGGCTACCTTGCCACCTTTGTTGCTAAGGCTTCACTGCTGCAAAAAATCACCTGGGCATAGTTAGGCAGGGCCATATTAAATGGCTACCTACACAGTTACCCACAAACAGGTACTAGACAATTACGCAGTAATTGCCACCCTGCAACCCAATGAAATTACGGTAGGTCAAACCTTTACCGTTTCAGGCATGGGCGCGCCATATGACGGCGCGCAGGTTGCATACGCATTGCCGCAGTATTTGTTCACTGGCACCAACCAGCAGGGCGATTTAAATTTTGACCCGGCAAAGCTGATACCTAACCAGCTGCTTTTCAAGGTCACGGCCTCAAACGTTGACCGCGTAGCCGCTACCGGCACAGTTACCTTTACTGTGCTCAGTAGCTGCACGTGGATAACTATTGCAGACCTTGAGGACTATTTAGGCTTCACCATTGCCAACCCCAGCAGTGACTATGACTACGCCACAATTTGCGTAGGCGCAGCCAACGCTTATGCGTACCGTAAGCGCCGTGAAGCCGGCTATTTTGACAGTTCACTTAGCACGGTACCCAGCCAAGACGTGCGGCTAGGCACCATGATTTATGCCGGGCAAACTTATAAAAGCCGCTCAAGCATTGACCAGTTTGCCAGTTATGAGCAAATGGCTACAGCTGCCCCGGTGGGGTCAAGCATGGGCGAAATTATGCGGTTATTGGGCGTAAATAAGCCAGCGGTGGCGTAATGGGCGTACTTTTAGACGGCTATGACCAGCTGGTAGATAAGTTGCAAACCATTACTGGCTTGCGGGTATTTGATGACCCGCGCAACATTAACCCGCCTTGCGTACTGGTAGAAGCCCCCACGTTTGTTATGCAAAGCAACGTTATTGCTGAGCTGCAATTTAACGTAAAGCTCATAGGACTAGGACCCGGCAACTACACAGCCCTCAAAAACCTTTTAGACCAAGCAGACCTTATACGGGCAGCCAAAATAGGTTTGAAAGACGGCAGGCCAACCGTAACCACAGTAGGGGCGCAAGATTTTAGCTCTTATGACCTCACGATAAGCACTAAGATAGCGCCGTGACGTTTGTAGTGCTGAAGCAATGGCGGCAAGATGTACCCGCAGGCGCGACAATAGGCGTAGGCGATTTTGGGCTATCTGAGCGTGACCTGGCTTTTTTGTCAGTTGCTGGTTTGGTGCAAATTAGCACACAGACCGCTAGCGAACCTGCTAAATTGAAAACTAAGAAACGGAAGGACTAAACCCTCATGGCAACTACCACGTACTTTGCAAACCCGGATACCGTCAAAATTGGTGCTAGCTCTGGGTCAACGGTTGACCTAAAAGACCAGTGCAAGAGCGTTGTATATACGCGCAGCCGTGAAAGCCTTGACGCTTCGGCCTTTGGGTCTACGTCCCGCAGCTATGTGGGGGGTCTTTTCAATAATCAGGTTACGGCAACGTTTTTGATGAGCTATGCCTCAACTGAAACATACGCAACGCTTAATGCGCTTGTAGGTGGTCAGGTTTATTTTGAGGTTGCGCCAGTGGCTGCAGCACCTTCAGCTACCGCGCCAGTTTTGAAGCTAGACGGCGCATATTTTGAGAGCTTTGACGTGGTTAACGCTGAACTGGGTACTTTGTCAGAGGTTCAGATTACCCTGACGGGTGGCACCTACTCAGAGCAAACCGCGCCCTGATAACCAACTAGAAAAGAGAGCAGCGTGAAGCTAACAATTAAAGTAACTACCGTTTCAGCCGGCAAGAAGTATGAAGAGCTTGTAGAAACGTCTTTAGCCACCATTATTAAATGGGAGAGGCATTACAAGCGCCGTGCAGGTGATTTGGCTGCCGGCTTTGCCGTAGAGGACCTTGCTTACATGGCGTGGGTTACTTTGCAGGCGCAAGGCCTTAAAGATACGTTTGATACTTGGGTTGAAAAGCTAGATGAGCTTGAGGTAGTTGACAGTGAAGAAAGCCACCCTACGGGCGGGGCGGCTACCGCCGGCAATTAGCTGAGCTATTGCTGCTCACTGGTTGGGCACCCCCTTTTTACGCTGAAACGTTTGATACCCGCGATTTGGCTACCGTTATAAAGGTGAATGAAGAGCGGAATAAACGCAAATGATTAGTAGCAAAGTTGAAATAGTTGGGCTGAAAGACGCTTTGCGAGAATTGCAGCAAATAGACCCCAAACTACGTTTAAAAGTAACTAAAGATTTTAAGAAAATTACAGCGCCGGTAGAGCAAGCTGCACGGGTGCTGATACCTAAACAGCCGCCGTTATCTGGGTGGGCTAGAGGTTGGAAAACTAAGAGCGGTTATCAAATGTTGCCTGATAACGGTTGGCAAGGTGCTAAAGCTGACAAATTGGTAAAGAGCAAAGTGTCTAGTAAAAAGCCGCGTGAATACGCAGGCGTAGCTTCAAATGCAACGGTTTTTAGAATTTCGTTTGCGGGTATGGCTAATACGGTTTTTGACCTGGCAGGCCGCGTAAATAAAAATGGTGATACTAAAGCAGGCGCGCTGATGATACAAGCCCTTGAAAGAAAGTTTGGTAAAGCTTCCCGCGTATTGTGGCGCGCTTATGACGCTAATAAAGCAGAGGTTGAGCGGCAAACTTTAGAGCTCACAAAGCAAGTAATGGCTGACGTAGGTAAATCATTGAAGATAAAGTAGTTGCATGGCTGTAGTTATCCCCATTGTTACGGAATATGTAGGCAAGGGGGTAGAGCGCGCAATTAAAGAATTTCGCCAAATTGAGGGCGTAGGCAATAAAGCTGCTTTTGTATTTACAAGAGCTGTAGTACCGGGGGCGGTTGCCGCTGGCGGGGCGTTAGCTGCGTTGGGGGTAACGCTGTTTAAAGCTGCTGGGGCAGCTGCTGACGCTCAGCGTGAGGACAAACTGCTAGCAGACCAGTTGCGCCGTACTACCGGGGCTACTGAAGCCGCGATAACGCAAACCATGAATTTTGTTGACGCGCTAGAACTTGAAAGCACTATTAGCGGCGGTGAGCTGTCTAGCAATTTGGCTTTGCTTACCCGGTCAACTCAAGACGTAACCAAAGCCCAAGAGCTGCTAAAAATTGCTACTGACGTAAGCGTAGGGTCTGGAAAAGACCTCAGCAGCGTTAGTGAGGCTTTGCGTAAGGCGTATGGCGGTGAGTTTGCTGCCTTAGAAAAATTAGGTATTCAGATACCTGACAATGTTAAAAAAACTAAGGATTATGAGGCAGTGCAAGCGTTGCTTAACAAACAATTTGGGGGTGCTGCTGCTGACGCTGCCGATACGTTTCAAGGCCAGTTAGCAAAACTGCAAATATCGTTTGGCAAAATTGTTGAAGAAGTAGGGCTACTGGTATTGCCGTATTTGCAGCGTTTCGTTACTTACGTCAATGACCACATAATGCCAGCGCTTAAAGTATTTATAGAAGCGCTAAAGGGTGGCAATGGCGTTGCCGGGTCTTTTGAAATTGCAGTGGCTTCTATGGGCGATTTTGCGCCTGCTGCTATTAAGGCAATGCGCGCCGCTACTGAAGCAGTGTTTGAATTTATCAAAGCTATTGCGCTGAGTTATGCCGGTATTCAAACCCTTATTGGTGCAGCTCAAGCGTTGGCCTCGCGTGGCAAAGCTGGTCTGCCGGCGTTTGCTTCAGCGTTGGCGGCAGCCGGTGGCGCTGTCATAACGGACAAACTCAAGAATGACACTCTTAACTATTTTGACGGGCTGCTAGGCCGCTTAGACGTTTTAGGGCCCAAAGCTGACGCTATTAAAAACAAAATAAACCCGGTAGCTGACGCGCTAGACCGGCTAGAAGCCAAAAACCGCAAGCTTGCAGGCAGCGGCCAGGGTGAGGGTGACGGTACCGGCGCAGGTAGCGGCTTGGACAAGTTGGCAGAGAAAGCTAAAAAGCTTGCTGAGCGAACTAAAGAGGCTGCCTCAGCGCTTGAAAAAGAAATGGCTGAAGCCCTTAAAGGCGCTGAAGAAAACCTATCTACAGCTCAAGAAGCGTTTGACAGTTTCGCCGGGTCTGTCGGTGAAGTGATACGTGAAACCCTGAGTTTTGCTGACGCTTTTAAAGCCAGCGCTCAAGAAGGCGGCAGCAGTTTCTTTACTGAGTTGCAAAAGCAAGCTGACAAAGCCAAAGAGTTTGGCGTACTAACTGAAAAGCTTTTGGCTGCCGGTATCAGCAAAGAAGCATTAGACCAAGTGCTCTCTGCTGGCGTAGAAAGCGGAACCGAAATTGCCAAACAGCTGTTGGGTGCTGCTGACGGCGTACTCAAGGCAAATACGTTGGTAGCTGAGGTTGAAGCCATTGCTGAGCGTATTGGGCTTGCTGCCGCTAACAAGTTTTATAAGGCTGGCGTGGATAACGGTACCGCATACCTTAAGGGCGTTGAGGAGGCTATTGCGGCGGCTAATGCCCGTATTGCGAGCGCTAAACGGCCCGCTGACATTAAAGGCGCTGGCGCTTTGTTTGCTGAAACGGCAGGCGCATTGGGCACAAAGGCTGGGGTGGTCAACAATTACACAATTAACGCGCAGAGCCTTGACGCTAAACGCTCAGGTGATGTAGTGCTAGACGCGCTTAAAGAGCTCAACCGGCGTAGCGGCCCGCTAGATATTCAAATTGCATAATGGCTACGCCCGTAGTTCAAAGCGGTAACTACCTATTTGAGGTAGATACGGGTTTTGACGTAAATAGTTTTACGTTAGATGACAGCCTAAAAGGTTTGCTAAATAACACTGAATATACGTTGGGGCCAAATACGCAGTTTGCTGACGTAACCAACTTTGTTAAAACCATTAGTTACCGGCGCGGTAGGCAGCGAACCAGTGACCAATTTACGGCTGGCACTATGCAAGTGGTTTTAGATGATGAGCTAGCAGGCGGCGCATTGTCACCCTATGACCCCGGCAGCCCGTATTATGACCCAGCCAATAACCAGCCCGGTATCGCCCCGCTACGCAAAGTGCAATTATCGCGTGAAGGTGAGTATTTGTTTAAAGGCGTAATAGTTGATTTTACGTACCAGTTTGATATGGGCGGCGATAATTTAGTTATTTTGAATTGCGCTGACGGCTTCTATCAGCTGTCGCAGGCCTCTATAGATGAGCTCAACGTCAGCGCTGAAACGTCAGGTGAGCGCATTGAAACTATTTTAGATTTGCCAGAGGTTGACCTATTCCCAGGTGCTGAGCGCAACGTCAATATAGGCACAGTCAACTTGGGGCATGACGCGGCTTACACTATCCCGGCAGCAACAAACGCCCTAGGTTATATTCAGCAAATTAACCAAACCGCTGAATTTGGGCGCGTTTTTATGGCACGTAACGGCGTTTTTACGTTTCAGCCGCGCGTAGGTAACACACTTTCAGCCCCGGTAATTAGTTTCAATGATGACGGTACTGGCACTAAATACAATGACTTACAAATAGCTTTTGACGCTACTCACGTAGTTAACCGGGCAACCGTGACGGCCCTAGATGACAAAACGGCTACTGAAAATGATTTAACCAGTCAGGCCACCTATTTTGTGCAAACGACGGACATTACTAACAGCCTTTTGCATCAGCAAGGCGAAATTGACGCGGCAGCGGCTTATTTGATAGTTGGTACCCCTGAACCGCGTTTTACGTCAGTGCAAACCAATTTTGCTTTATTGAGCAACCTTGAGCGTGATGAGGCCGCCCAAACTGATATTGGTACCACCCTTCAAGTAAGCAAGCAAATAACCGGGGTAGGCACTATTACGGAAGAGGTAGCTATTGAGGGTATTGAGGCTGTCATAGATTTTGCTGCTGGGCATACGGTCAGGTTTTATACCAGCGACGTAACCATTGTTGAATTGTTTGTTTTAGATAGCAGTTTGCTAGATGATATTTACGTTTTAGGCTAGGCTAGGCAGTATGGGCGCTAATGCACAGACCACAGTACCTTCGTTTCAAGCGTCACAAATTCTTACTAGTGACCAAATGAATCAGAGCGCCAGAACGGGAGTACCAGTATTTGCTGGCACTACTGAGCGTGACGCGGCGTTTAATGGCAGCGGAGAAAAAACGCTTGCAGAGGGTCAGCTGTGCTATTTGGAATCTACAAACGTAGTGCAATACTATGACGGCGCGGCATGGGCAACCGTTGGCCCTAGTACTAGCGGCGTAGTGCAAGTAAAACAAGCAACCAAATTGGATACGTTTAGCACTACTAGCACCACGTTTGTAGATGTCACCGGTTTATCAGTAAGCATTACGCCAACTAGCGCATCAAATAAAGTTCTATTTATTGTCACTATTGGCGGCATGGGTAATACAGGCTCATACGTCAACATTTTGCAATTGTTGCGTGGTAGCACTAACATTTTGGCACCTACGGGCGGTACTGACCCGGGCGCAATTCAGCTGTACCAAGGCAGCGCAGGCACGGGCGATAACTGGTGCCTTGCGCAAGGTTTAACAGTTTTAGATAGCCCCGCTACAACGTCTGCCACTACTTATAAAGTGCAAGCAAGGGTAAACAATGGAACATTACACATTAACCGTTTACCAAGTAATAGCAATTTTACTGCCGTATCAACCGTAACCGTAATGGAAGTGTTGCCGTGACTGATTACGCATTAGTTTTAACAACCAATTATTCAACTAGCCAATGGGCTATTGACGGTAATGAATACAGTACGTTGCAATGGTTTAGTGATACGCCAAAACCAACGCAGGCCGAATTAGACGCGGCTTGGCCGCAAGTGCAATATGAAAACGATTATAAACAAGTAGAAACAAATCGGCGGTTGGCTTATGAAGCTAATTCTGACGGTTTATTTTTTGAGTGGCAACGTGGCGATAATACCGAAGCCGCATGGCGTGAAGCAGTAGCACAAGTCAAAGCGGCTAACCCATATCCACCGGCACCATGAATAAAAACGCGCAATTACAAACGGCAGACCAAACCCTAAAAGGTGCAATTATCGCGTTAGGCAGTTACATTGCTCACAGCAACGGCGTTGACCCTCAAGTAATAGCGCTTTCAATACCAGTAGTTTCAGGCGTATTGGCATACATTTCAACGCTGTTGGGTAATAAACAAACTGCTTGCCTTTTTGTAGCCAAAGACACAAAACCTGAATAATGCCCGCTGTTTACAAAGTACCTACTTACCCGGTAGTCACTAATAAATTGCCCGGTACTGAGCGCTGGGTAGAGCTTGCAAACAAATATTCAGGCGGCGCTTTGTGGAATAACGGCACGTTTGTTTTTAGGGATATTAGAGGCAAGCCCGGCAAAATAAGTAACCATGCGCGGGGCGTTGCAATGGATTTGAGCTATCGGTTTATTGAGCCACGCAAATTAGGCGTTAGTGACGGGCGCGCTAAAGCTATTACGTTTTTGCAAACCGTTTTAGATAATTGGGAATTGCTAGGCGTACAGTTGGTTATTGACTATTGGCCTGAACCGTTTGGCCGTAGCTGGAATTGCAGCCGCGTAGGTATGGGCGTACCTAAACCTCATGCAGCTGAGGCATGGGTAAAACCTAAAACTCAACTATTTACGGGCACCCCTAAAGGTGACTGGCTGCATATAGAAATTACGCTAGGTATGGCGTTGCACCCGCAAAACGTCACGGCAGCCTTCAGGCAGGCGTTTGACAAATCCACCACCACTTAGCACCCCAGCCCTACTATGGGCTTACAACTAAAAAGGGGGTCGCAGCGTGACCAATGAAGAGAAGCCAAACCTTATTTTTTATGAGGTTTTGACCGGCAAACTAGATACAGGCCATGAGATTATGGTGCAAATCTTTAGGCACCCTGACGGGCGTATAAGCCTTGCCCAATTTGCGTTTAGGGCTGACCGCTGGGCAACCTGGGGCCCACCCCAACGCCTTACCCATATGAGCACTACCCCTACCGGCGAGAGCGCATAACGTGGCTACCTACTTTGCCAAGCTGCTTGCCGTAGGCATTGGTTTTATAGGCGCATTGTCAGCCGTTACCAGCGCCCAAGCACCCGCTACCCCTACGCAGGTAGCCCCAGCCGTTTACGCAAGCACCCAAACGCTTACAACGCCTATAACTAGCTCTGTAGTGGTCACTCCTACCACTACGGCACCCTCAACTACGGTTAGCAGCACTGAAACGTGCACGGGCTGGGTTGAAAAAGCGCGGCAGGTTGGTTGGCCTGAGCAAACCCTGCCCACTCTTGCGGTTATTCTTCGCCGTGAGAGCGGCTGCCAGCCTGCTGCGTTGGGTGACAAAGATAAAGGCGGCTCATACGGGCTGCTACAGCTGCATTGCCCAACCTGGGGGCTACCTAACCGTTATAACGAAGTGGGCTGGTTGCAGGCGCGGGGCATTATTGAAACTTGCGAGGATTTGTTTGAACCTATAACCAATTTGGTTGCCGGTTTGCTTATTTGGCATGAGGCCAAAGGCTTTGGGGTTTGGTCAACGTATGACGGGTGAGGCTTACGTGGCTACGTGCTTGGGCATTGTGGTTTGGCTTTTGTTTTGGTTGCAGCCATGAGCCCGCAAGAAACAGCTGAAACGCTTGAAGGGCTTGCAGAGCGTTTAAATCAGGCAAATCTCGCGTTTGCCATGAGTGAGGCTGCTTACCATTTGGTTAGGCAGCAGCGCATTATTGAAGAGCTACGCGCAGAGATATCTGCATTGTTGACGCTGGTCAAATATGACTGATACCAGCTTTAATTATCGGGCAGCGTTTGAGCTTGGGCATAATTACGCCCGGTATGTGGCTGAGTGCCTTATTGACGCTGGGGTAGCAGCGGAATTGCCGCCGCTTGAATTTGCTCAAAACGAAGCGGACCGTGAGCGGTTTACGTTGCATGAAAAAGACGTTATAACGCCGGCTGGGGTACTTGAGGTAAAGAGCTCTAGCCGCGTATTTGGGGCTAAACCGTTTGACTACCCCTACCCAAGCCTCATTGTGGATACGTTGCACGGCTACGTAAAAAAGGCCCGTAAGCCGGTTGCGTATTGCATTGTTTCGCAGACCACTAACGCAATTTTGGTAGTGCCAGTATCCACGCAACACTATTGGCGCGTGGAAGATATTTACGATAAGCAACGTTTGCTAACGGCTGAAATGCTGATTTGTGACAAACAGCATTTGCGCTCATTTAGTGAGCTTGTCACGTGGCTTAAAAGTAAAACCGTATTGCACCCAACGGATACGGTACAGCTCTAATAACTATTGAAAGGTAAGCAGCGTGGCATTTAATTTAGGTGATTACGTAACGGTCAATGAGCGTTTGATTATGGCGCTTAAAGTGCACCCAAAACTACGTATTCAAGAAACCAGCGCAACGGTTGAGCAGTACGGCAACGCAACTGTGCTTATTTGCACGGTCACGGTTTGGCGTGACGAAACAGACCCTTTGCCAGTCATTGCTTCAGCGCAAGAAAGCTTGCCAGGTACTACTCCATTTACCCGGCAAAGTGAGCGCATGGTTGGGTTCACGTCAGCGTTGGGCCGCGCATTGGGTTACATGGGTTTTGGCATAGATAAAAGCATTGCTAGCGCCCATGAGGTACAAGCCCGGCAACAGCCCACAGAGCCAGTAGAGGACCTTTTCCCTACTACGCCTGAAGATGAAAACCGTTTGGCTATGCGCCGCATAGTTGAGGCTGAAACAAACAAAAAAAAAGCCGCAGCAGCTAACGGCCCGATAACTGACCCTCAAAAAAAGATGATAAAAATACAAGCTGGCAAGGCTGGTTTGACTGATGACCAAAGCCTATGGCTATTGTGTCAAGACGTTTTGAATAAAGAGGTAGCAAGCTTGCAACAGTTAACAAAGTTTGAGGCCAGCAAGATTATTGAAGAGTTATTGAAACTGGCAGCAGACCGGCAGCGGGAAGCTACTGACCCTTTCTAAAAGTTAAGTACGCCAATACCATTGGTGCTTCACAGCGGCGCGACTGTGTGCAGGTGCAAATCCTCAACGCCTAACCAGCGTTAGTTAGCCCGTAAGAGAGGCGGGTAAAGACCATGCAAACAATAAGGGTGCATGGCAAGTGTGAACCGTGCTTACCAACGGACGGGCGGGCCCGGCGAACCTCTGCCTAGACCCGGCAACCAAATACAAGTAACCTAAACAAAACAAACAAACCATGACAAAACCAGCAGCGCCTAAAACGTCACCTAGCTCAAGCAAGCAACCCATTAGCAAGGCGCGCAAGCGCCGCGCTAGGACAAGCGCAGCGCGTCAGCGGTAGCCCCCATGCCAAAGAAATACAACGCAACCAAACAAAAACAATACAAAAGCGCCGGCTACCAAAAACGGCGCAAAGAACTCTTACGCGAAAACCCACTATGCCATTGGTGCAAACGCAGACCAGCAACCGAAGCAGACCACCTAATAGAAGTTGACGCTGGCGGCAGTGACGGCCCCCTAGTACCCAGCTGCAAACCATGCAACGCAAGACGCGGCGCAAACTACAAAGCAAAAAAAAATTCACGCCAAAAAAACCACCAAACAAAAACCCAACGCGAAAAAAAACCAAAACCTTTTTTTGAAACCCCCCCCACCCTCAC